GTCCTTAAAGGGAAAAGCCTGAAAGAGGCTTTTCTTAAATGACAGGTGGAGCGTAAGCTCCTTGCTGTCTAATCCAAGTCAGAAACGGTGGAAGTTCTGCTTTCATCGGCCAATGCCTTCCGATAGTCCATCACATCTAGGATGTGAAGTTCCGTCAGAAGCTTTTGGTCCGCTTGGATCGCATTAATGGTGACTGGAGCATTAATGTGAACGCCAAAACCGGGAGCGCGTAAAGATATGATTTTATCTCGGCGCTTGACGTAATGATTAGCAACCTGACTCAATGTGAGTAAGGGACGATCTTTAACGTCATCTGGTGACAGATAGTAACTGCATAAAGCCCAACGCATTGCCTTGTTGATTATATAATCAAATAAGGGTACGCTGTACTTTGCATACTCTGGATTCACCAGACCAATCGGTTCTTCTTCTGTTAAAGTTGTGATCTCCCCATTAACGTCGCGTGCAATCTCTTGCATGCTGAGTCGTTGATGTGCTCTCTCAATCATCATCGAGAGAGTTTCCGACGCTTTTTCACTGCGGCTCCAGAATGTCCGGAGCTCAGCTAGTAAGGCGACGAACCTTACAGGGTCGTTACGGAAACCACGAATCACATGGTAAGCGGTCAAAGCCTTCGGGTGGACACGCGAAATCGCGTACTCTAAACCCTTAGGATGTGGCCACCCCAGCCCACCTGCGATAATAGGCAGGTAGACTGGCAATCCAAACTTTAACAGTCTAAGTCTTGTCTCAGAAGTGATCGTATGAGCCATAGAAAGGATTGGCGACCGGAGATCCGGCGTCAAATCCATGGTAGCAGTCTCCAATATGGGTCCTAAACAGGCCCACTCCGAATTCGGTTCTCTACTATTGTAGGAAGCCCGTAAATTCGCGAAAGCGCGTAGGGATCCTACGTGTAGATATTGGATTCTGCCGTCCTTAACTACAGCAATCTTCTCTCCAATAAGGATAAAAGATTCGTTGTCATACGGCTGTACATAATGTTTTCCGGCTGAAGCTTGACCTCCAGTAAGTTCTAACAGAGACTTATAGAGGCGGGCCGTTACCAGAGGACATATCGCAGCAAGATCATCCCCCATGATTGCAGTCAAAGAATTTAGACCGCGACCAAGGGACTTCTTAACCGAAAAAGGGAAAGCTTTTTCTTGATATTCGTACGTTAAGAAGGAAATACAAGACTTGATACGTTCTTCTTCGGCGTCGGTTAATACCGACGTCTTACGAAGAATTTTCAGCACTTTGTGGTAATAAGGCTTTGAGAGCACTCTGTTCGTAAAAGACCACGCGAGTCGGAACAATACAAGATTGTATATGTTCAGATGAAACCAACTCGGGGCCGTGCCCATGAGATTGCCGCGTGATGAAACAATACACTTCTCCTCTTTTATCAGGAAACACTCCTGAATGAGGTCGAACGTATAGTGCAACCTCTGAGGTCCAGAGAGCGAGCGCCAAGCAGCCCAAGTGGGCGAATTAGCTTTCGTCACTGGCATGCATCGTTCCATCGAGTCATTAAAAGACTCTACGATGTCGTGCGGCAGAAGATCTGTTGCGCTTTTAAGGTCAGATGACAATAAGACCCACTTTCCGTATGATCTTTGCTGATCAACCCATTCCTGGGTCGGCAACTGCTCGAACCACTTCTCCAAACCATCAGGCAAAATTGCCCACTTGGTCGGAGTCGTGGTCAGAACTCGATCATACATCTGTCGCCTCACTACATGAGCTAACGCCTGCAAACAAGCAGGTGATGTAGTGACAACTCTCACTTTGAACCCGCCCCTGTCTGAAACAACAACAACATTCGAATCCGGACAAACCTGTCTCGGATACTTATATCTATGAATGTCCCATTCAGGAGCATCGGGCCAAAGATTACGCACTATTGAATCATGTATATCCGTCATACGGAACTCTACATTCTCAATAGAACGCGGAGCGATCTTAGAAGGTTTTGATGGATCAGGGAATCCCTGATACATCCACCTTAAATAGCCTTTCATACCACCCTCCTTCACCTTCTTCTCAAAGCAAGAGGATTCTGATGCATCGAATGTCGTTGCATCTATATCCGCAAATTGTTCACTCTTAAATATATTTTGAACGTCCTTTTCGATTGCACCCAAGACATTCTTGGGAGTCACGAAATGCGTCTGATATATCGCAAAGTGTTCGAGAAGAGCCTTCTCTTTCTCATCGCCCCTACCCGGAGGTAGTGCGCGAGCGAACCTTGAAAAGATCAAAAGGTTCCTTTTACTATTCGACATGGTGGAAATAGATCCACGGAAGAATAGTGAGGGCTCAAACACACCGTTAACGAAAAACGGCATGTTAAAGCAAGGCTTAGGAGGAGACTCATACTGTGTTGGGGAACCAAGATATCTAAGCCAAGCGGCGAAGATTTTGAGGTTCTTAACGACAGAACATCGATCCTTAGGAAAAGTACGTATAACCCAAGCCTGCAGGTCCCTTAATCCAGTCATCGCGGTAACATTACCGTAATTACAGATTAAGTTATGCTGCGAAGCTGGCCAAATGGCCAACCAAGCTAGGGATAATGCGTTTAAGACCTGAACCAGGTCTGACTTTTCCTGACGACACAGGAGTCTAAGTTCCGTAATCGGTACCCGAATAGACGGTACACGGAACTTTAGCTGATTAAAACCTATTTTAGAATAGGTTCCAGTCGCTTGCCCACGAGCGTGAAACCATGTCGGATGTCCATAATGGATAACGGCTGGTGGGGCGTTTGAGGTCAAAGCATTGAAAACTGGAGATGATAGCTTAACGAAATCGTTTTGCATTGTCTTCAAC